GCGCCGACGAGGCGGAGTGCCACGCCTGCCAGGTGACGGTGAACAACTGGGTCGTCACCGGTACCACGACCCCGGCCGAGCAGTCGTCGACTCGGACCGTCGTGAAGGTTGCCGGCGCAGCCGGCGCCCCCAACTTCACCGGCTGATCGGAGTACGACGGACATGCGCCGCATCCTCACCGCGGCCGTGCTGACCGCCCTCGTGGCTCTCGGTGGCTGCGGGGGCGGTCCCACGACCGCCGACGGTGCCGACCCCGCCGTCAGCGCCTCGGTCACGCACGGCGTCCCCGTAGGCACTGTGGCCAACGTCATCGACCCCGACTCGCAGGTCGAGGTCCGCAGCGGTCCGGCCCTCGACGCCACCCCCGTCGGCGACCCGCTCAAGGGTCGGACCGGGTACGGCGAGAAGGGGACCCCGCTGACCCTGCTGGTCCTGGACCGCACCGACGCCTGGCTCTACGTGGTCCTGCCGACGCGCCCCAACGGGTCGCGGGGCTGGGTCCCGGCGAGCCTGTTCACCCCGGCGTCCGTCGGTGACGACCGGGTCACGGTGCACCTGAGCGCGCTGCGGATGACCGTCCGGCTCGGCGGCGCCGAGCATGAGACCCCGGTGGCGGTCGGCTCGCCGCAGAACCCGACCCCGGTGACCGGTGACGTGCCGGCCTTCGTCACCGACAACCTGGACCTACCGCCCGGTGGGGACTACGGCACGGTGGCGCTGGGGACGTCCCTGCACTCGGACACCATCACCGAGTTCGCCGGGGGCGACGGCCGCGTCGGCATCCACGGCACGTCCGACCCGGCCAGCATCGGGCACGCCGTGACCCATGGCTGCGTCCGCGTCCCGGACGACTTCCTCGGCGTCCTGGCGAAGGTCCGGCCGGGCACCCCGATCGTGGTCGAGCCATGAGGTTCGTGGCCTTCATCTTCGTGGTCGGCCTGCTGGTCGGCGTCTACGTCATCGTCGACTCGGTCTTCATCGGCAGGCGGATCCAGGCCCTGCGCGAGGCCGAGCGGGGCGCCCTAGACTGCTCGGGCCCCACGGTCGCGGAAGGAAGTGGCGATGACGATCATCGATCTCCGCCTGCGTGAGGTCGTGCGGATCCTCGGTGACGGCGGCACGACCGAGATGGGGGAACGGGTGCTGGCATGGATGGATTCCCGGCAGGATCCCGACCCGGCCGTGCGCCAGGCCGGGATCCTGCCGGAGAACATCCTCGGTCTGGCAGAGGTCGCCGAGGTGGTGGGCAAGGCCTCGGCGACGGTGCGGACCTGGGCGGCCCGCCCGCAGTACGCCTTCCCCGCCCCGGTCGTACACCTGGCCGCGACCAAGATCTGGGACCGCGAACAGGTCGATCTGTGGGTCGCCGGGAACACCGACCTGCTGACCACCGGCGTGCGCTCCACCCCCGTGCCACCGCAGGCCGGTTCCGCGGATGGCGGCTGACGACGGCAAGGCGGGCCGGGAGGAGCTGGGCGAGCGGGTCTGGGACCTGTGGACCTCCGGGCGCCGGCAGTCCGAGATCGCCCGGGCCCTGGACATCCCCAGGGGGACCGTCTCCCGGGTGATCGCCCGGCGGCTGCGGCCGGGCATCGAGCCGACCGAGGTCGACGCCTACCGACAGGCCTTCGTCGCCCAGCTCGACCGGTTGCGGGCGATGGTCACCGAGATCGTCGAGCTCCCCCCGCCTCCGGCGTTCACTCATCACGGGGTCCTGCTGATCGACGAGCACGGCAGGCCCGTGCGTGACTACACCGCCAAGCTCGCCGGCGCCCGGGTAGTCACGCAGATCATCGGCCAGCAGGCGAAGATCCTCGGCGTCGAGGCGCCGGCCCGCCTCGACGTGGCCATGTCCGTGTCCAGCGCCACGGACGCCGCCGAACAGGCGGCGCAGGCGGCGCAGGCCTTCCTCGACCAGGGGAACGTCGTTCAGGGGGAGGTCGTCGACCCCGGCGGGGACGCCGGCGCCGGGGATGGCTGATGGCCCGCTGGGATGACGACTGGCTGGCCAGGCTGCACGAGGTGATCCGCGGCCTGGCCAGCCTCCCCCCGGGGGATGCCGCGGTGGTGCGCCGGCAGCTCGGGACCGACCCGATCGCCTTCGCCGTCATCTACCTGGGCCACCATCTGCGCAGCAAAGAGACCGGCGACAGGCTCACCTTCAGTTCTGCGCACTTCGAGTGGGCGGAACTGGCGCTGACCTGGACCGGCGGGGTTGGCGCCAATGAGCTGCAGGGCGGGCGGCACGCCATCGTCGCCCCCCGCGGCCTGGGAAAGTCGACCTGGTGGTTCCTGATCCTGCCGCTGTGGGCCGCGGCTCATGGCCATGCCAGGTTCATCGCGGCGTTCGCGGACTCGGCAAACCAGGCCGCGGGGCACCTGATGACCCTGAAAGGGGAGCTGGACGACAACCCCCTGCTGCGACACGACTACCCCGATCTGTGCTCCCCGGCGAAGTGGCGGTCCGGCACCTCGGTGGCCGACCGGCAGTCGATGCTGCACACCAGGTCCGGCTTCACCTTCGCCGCCCGTGGGATCGATTCGAGCGTCCTCGGGTTGAAGGTCGGCACGACCCGGCCGGATGTGCTGATCCTCGACGACATCGAGCCGGGGGAGTCGAATTACAGCGCTGAGCTGGCCGAGAAGCGGCGCACCACCATGATCGACGCGATCTTCGCCCTGAACGTCTACGCACGGGTGATCATGGTCGGCACGGTGACCATGCCGAACTCGATCATGCACCAGATCGTGAAGGTGGCCAGGTCGGGCGGGAAGACTGACGAGGCGAACGAGTGGGTGGCCCAGGAGCGGATCGCCTGCCATCACTACCTGCCGGTCATCACCGAGGATGACGGGACGCGCCGCTCGATCTGGCCGGCGAAGTGGCCTCTGACCTGGCTGTACGCCCGCAGGGGAACCAGGGAGTACGCCAAGAACTACCTGAACGACCCCTACGCCCGGGACAGCGTGTACTGGTCCGGCAACAACTTCATCTACGGCAAGGTGGCCGCGGTGGCGCGCACGGGGCTGTGGGTCGACCCGGCCGTGACGTCGCGCGAGCGGTCCGACTTCACGGGCCTGGCCGTGGTCGGCTACTCCCCTTCGGCGCGTAAGTGCCTGGTCAAAGAGGCCCTCGGTGTCCGGCTCCCGCCGAGAGAGCTGCGGTTGAAGCTGATCACCCTGCTCAGCAGGTTCGAGGAGATCTCCCGGGTGCTCGTCGAGGTGAACCAGGGCGGCGACTTCGTCAAGGACGCCTTCCATGACCTCGGGGTCAAGGTCGTCGTGCACACGGTGAGCGAGTCCAAGGAAGTGCGGTTCGCCAACGCATTGCCGCACTGGCAGCGCGGGCGGGTCGTGCACGCCGGTCACCTGGACCAGCTAGAAGATCAGTGCGTGGCCTTCCCGAACGGCCTGCACGATGATGTCGCTGACGCGACGGTGGCGGGGGTCCTGCACTTCCTGTCCCCGAAGCGGAAGATCAAGGCCGGTAGGTCCGGTCGTAGCTACGTGTGAGGACGGCGCCCTGTGTCGATCGACGACCTGGTGCACGGCTGGCACGAGATGGAGTCGGTGCTGCCGGACTACCAGCTCGCCCAGGACTACTACGAGGGCGAGGTCCGCGAGGTCTTCCCGAGCCGCGAGATCGAGCTGGCCATCGCGTCGACCGGGGAGAACTACAAGTTCGGGCTGGCCGCGATCCCGATCAAGACACTCGTCGACCGGGTCGAGCTGGCGGGGGTGCGCGCGGACGACGCCAAGGTCGAGCAGGTGATCGCCGACATCACCAAGGCGAACCGGCTCGGCGTGCGCTGGCATGACCTGGTCCTGGCCACCGCCGAGTACGGCGATGCCTACCTACAGGTCTGGGACGTCGACCCGGCACTGGCCGAGACCGAGTCCGAGCGCAGGCTGGCCGCGGTGGGGGTCGGGGTCGAGCTGCAGAAGCCCAAGCACTGCCGGGTCTTCTACGACGACGAGACCGAGCGGCGCAAGGAGTTCGCGCTGAAGCGGTGGGTGGTCCGCCGAGGGTCCGACCGGCTGTGGCGGGCCGACCTGTACTACCCCGACCGGGTCGAGCGCTGGATCTCCAAGGCCGGGCAGGGCCCCGCCGACCGGTCCAGCTGGGAGCGGTACTTCGATGTCGGCCAGGCGGACTGGGAGATCGGTTCACCGCTCGGGGAGGTCCCGTTCTTCCACTTCCGCACCGGACTGCCCTACGGCGTGCCGGTACACAAGGCCGCCTACGGCTGCCAGAACGCCGTCTCGAAGATGCTGATCACACAGCTGACGACGACCGACTCCCACGGCTGGCCGCAGCGGTACCAGCTGCTCGCGGTCGGCGCCGAGCTGGACCACGCCTCCGACGACCCGGACTGGGCCGACGACGCCGACTCCTCCGACGACTCCACGGTGCAGGGCGGGGTGTCGTCAAAAAAGCGTTCGGGGCCGGGGACGATCATGACCATGTCCGGCACCGAGGAGGTCGGCCAGTTCGCCGCGGCCGACCCCCGGGTCTTCACCGATCCGGCCGAGCTGTACATCCGGCTGATGGCGCAGTTGACGACGACACCGCTGCACTACTTCGATCCCAAGGGTGGGACTCCCAGCGGTGAGAGTCTGAAGGTCGCCGACGCCCCGCTGGTCAAGTCGGCGAACCGGTTCAAGCTGCTGCTGACCGACCCGACCGAGGAGTTCTGGGACTACGCCCTGCGCCTGGCGGGTTTCACCGACCCGCCCCCGGTCAAGGTGCGATGGATGCCCTCCCACTCCGCCTCGACCACGGCGGACTGGGAGACGGTGCAGGTCAAGCAGACGGCGGGGGTGCCGATCCCGGTCACGCTGAAGGAAGCCGGGTATGAGCCGGAGGAGGTCGACGCCTGGGACCTGCCCGATCACCCGGTCGATGCGATGGTGGCCGTGACCGAGCCGGTCCGGCCTGCCGACCTACCTACCCCGCCCCCGCCCGATCCCGGCGTCTGATCGGTCATGCCCGACTCGGCGGCCTGGGCTGCGCACGACCGACTGGCCCGGCTGGAGTCCGGCGTCGTCGCCGATGTGACGCGGGCGCTCGACGCCGAGCTGGGCGCGATCGCCGACCATCTGCGTGCTCGCGCCCCGGTGTGGCGCACAGACCCCGATCGGGAGCGGGTCGAGCGACGGGCGCTGGCGCGCAGGCTGCGCGGCCTGCGCCCGTCGGTATCCGGCGCCGTCAAGGCGTTGCTGCTCCTGCTCCTGCTGCCCCTCGATGACCCGGTGATCAGGCGCGTCCTGGTCAGGGTGGATGCCCTGGTGGCGGCACGCGCGCGGGTGGCGGCCGGACTGGTCGAAACGACTCCGCTGCGCACCGACCGCCAGGTCCAGGTGCTGGCGCTGCGCATCATCGCGGTAGGCGCGCCCGCGGCCTCGGCCGCCTCGGTGGCGGTGGTGCGCGCGGTGGAGACCTCGTCCCGCAGGCTCGCCGTCGGGTCGGCGCGGGTCTGGGTGGCACGGCCGGGGTGCTGTGTGCACTGCGCGGAGCGCTCCGGGGCGGTGTCCGGGCCCGACGGGCGGTTCGGGCGCCGGGTCAGACTCACCGACCGCCCGCTGCCGTGGGCGGTCGGTGCCGTCGACGGGCCACCGCTGCACGACCACTGCCGGTGCGTCACGGTCCCGGCGACGCCCGGGCTGGCCGAGGCGGTGGCGCGCGCCGTGGCCTCGGCCAGCCCGGGGTACGTGTCCGATCTGCAGAAAGCCAGGATCGCCCGCCGTATCCTGCGTTCCCGTGCACCGCTGACCATTACGAGGGCACGCAGGGCGCGCGGGCTGGCGCGCAGGGCGCAGAGGTAGGAGAAGTAGGAAATGACCAAGAAGGACGGCGACCCGG